AAATTTTAACTTGTAACGATGCTGATGGTAAATTTACTTTACCAAGTATTGTTGCTACGGCCCCTGACAGAGATAATGATCCTAATCAACTTAATAACTTAGGAGCTTCATTTACTTTCGTTGTGGAAACAGCAGCCACTGATATGGACATCTTAACCGATGGTACAGATAAGTTTGTTGGTGGTTTGTATATGGGTAAAAGCGATGCAGCAGGTAAAACATTTTTTTCTGGTGCAAGTAACGACGTGATAACTTTAAACGGCACAACAAAAGGTGGCATAGTTGGAACAATCATAAGAGTTACCGCAATAGCTGCAGCTAAGTATGCAGTAGAAGGTATTAACCTAGCTTCTGGTACTGTAGTAACACCATTTGCTGACTCATAATAGGAGATAAATTATGGCTGATACAGTTACATCTCAAACCATACAAGATGGTGAAAGAGTTGCAGTCTTAAAATTCACTAATGAGTCAGACGGAACCGGTGAAGCTTCAGTAAAGAAAGTTGACGTATCTACACTTACAAAAAATAGTGCGGGCGAAACATGTACTGGAGTTTCTATAGGAAGAATATATTGGGCGACCAGAGGTATGGCTGTTGACATAGAATTCGATGCGTCAACAAATGTGTTAGCTATACCTCTACCAGCTGACAGCACAGGCGACGAATACTATGATGATCGTTTTTCAGGTATTCCCAACAATGCTGGATCAGGTAAAACTGGCGATATTGACTTTACTACTGTTGGACACTCAAGCGGTGATGCCTATTCTATAATTTTAGTGTTGAATAAAAACTACGATTAATGGCTGAATACCAAGGTAGAACAGTAACTCTAAATAGACCTAGGGCTCTTCGTAAAGGAGAGCCTGGGTATGGAAAAAAAAGAAAAGTAGTTTTTGTAAAAGGTTGCAGTAGCGAAAGTTCAAGGATAAAAAGAATTACTTTTGGAGATGCAAAGCTTGGTATGCATAAAAACAATGCAGCCAGAAAGAAATCATATTGTGCAAGAAGTAAAGGTATGGGTGGAACAACTGATAGATGTAGTGCCAATTATTGGGCTAGACGAGATTGGGATTGTTAGATGGCTGAAAAAAGAAGACAAAGAGCAAGAAGAAAAAAAGCCAAATCCGGTGGAGAAATTTGTCCAGAGGGAATAGCTTGGGCAAAAAGAACTTTTGATAAATATCCTTCTGCTTATGCAAATATGGCTGCATCTAAATATTGTAAAGATCCAAACTATGCAAAAAAATCTAAAAGACAAAAGAAAGCTAACGGGGGACCGGTTTCTATAAGAGGACAGGGAATTGTAATGCGAGCGAGGCTTAGATAGTGGGACAATTAGCAGAGTGGCGTAAACAAAACTGGCTTCGTATAGGGACAGACGGTTCAATAAAAGGCCCTTGCGGCACAAGTAAAAATAAAAAAAATCCTGATAGATGCCTGCCAGAGTCAAAAGCAAGAAGTTTGTCGAAATCAGAAAGAGCAGCAACCGCTCGTAAGAAAAAAGCTGCGGGATCCCAAGGAACACAATTTGTAGCAAATACGCCTAAAGCAAGAGTAACAAAAAATAAAGGAGGAGCCGTGTTAAAAAATAGACAAAAAGCTGATTTAGACAAAGACGGTAAAATTAGTTCATACGAAATGAAAAGAGGCATGGCTATTGAAAAAGCTATGGCTCAACAGAACCGCGTCAAGAAAAAAAATGGTGGGTTTATAGCCAGGGGCTGTGGTAAAGTGATGAACAACAAGAGAAAAGTAACAACTATTTCCTAATTAAGTAGCAACAAGTTTTATTATCTGACAGGAGTTTATATGTATAAAAAAACTAAAGGTTATGCAAACGGCGGCAAAGTAAAGTCTAAAGGCATGAAAAACGGCGGTAAAGTAAAATCTAAAGGTATGAAAAATGGTGGCAAGGTAAAATCTAAAGGTATGCGTAATGGCGGACCTATGAAGTCTAAAGGCATGAAAAATGGTGGCGTTATGAAATCCAAGGGGATGAAAAACGGCGGTAAAGTTAAGTCCAAAGGCATGAGTGTAGGTGGACCTGCAAAATCTAAAGGAGTGAAAAGAGGCGGAAAAAACTCAGCAGTTGGTGCTGCAAAAAGAGGGTTTGGAAGAGCTTATATAAACTCAAAAAGATAGGTGGCGTATTTATACAGTAATATCCCGTATTTCAAATGCTGGGTAAGAAGAGAGTACACTCACAATCATCAAAAATATCATGGAGAATTTTTGCATGCTATGGCAGTTGGAATCACTACGATGCCAACAAGGTGTCTTAGCTTTCAAGTTATTTTTACAGGTATAGAACCTGAAGGAGAAGAAAAAGATACAGTGCATGGTGGTGCTATGTGGGCAAGAATGCCAATAACCGCTTTAGTCGGTGATATACCATTAGAAGAATGGCCTGAACCTATGGCTGTACATGACGCTCAGCCCTGGGACTGTTCCTCGCATCATAATTCAGTTTATGTGATAGATAGAGCTACTCCTTGTCCTTGGATGGCAAAAATAGATGGACAGTTTTTTCCTGCTAAATATTTATTTACGGTTGATTATGCTGAAAATGAAATTGCTGATGATCCAGCTCAACATAAGCAAAGTCATGTGATGCAGCTTCTCGAAGCTGGCGAGTGGACAGGCAACATAGTTGCTTTGCCTAATAATAGAGTCAGAGTTACTCACCCTGCTTGGTTTGAGACTGGACAAGGTGCCCCTGATTTTAGACCTTCAGCTCATATACACTATTCCAAATCTGATTTAGACTATACTTTAGATGTCAATAGAATATTTGATAATTTATACGCGGAGGAAGACGAATGACAGATTTAACAGTTGCACAAAAAAGAAAACTAATAAAAGAGCTTAAAGGTGCGTCAAGATTGCATGCAAAACAAGCAAAACAAATAGAAAAATCTTTGAAAAAAACTAAGAAAAAATAATGGCTTTATCAGGTAGTACAGACTTTGAACCAAATGTAGCAGAATTTATAGAAGAAGCGTTCGAGCGATGTGGCTTGGAATTAAGAACTGGTTATGATTTGAAAACAGCAAGAAGATCCATTAATTTTATGTTAGCTGAATGGGCAAACAGAGGCTTGAATCAATGGACTATTGAGCAGGATACTCAAACGGTTACACAAGGAACAACTGAGTATACTTTGAATGCAAATGTAATTGATGTTTTAGATGTAGTTGTAAGGAGAACTATTAATTCTACGCAAACAGATATTAGTATTAATAGAATATCGCGTAGCGAATACTTGAATATTCCAAATAAAACAACGCAAGCTAGGCCTTCACAATTTTTTTTAGAAAAGCTAAGCACTCCAAAATTGAAGATCTGGCCCGCTCCAGAAAATTCTACTGACATTTTAGTTTTCAATAAAATTATAAGAATGGATGATGCAGACAAGGCTATCGATACTATGGACATGCCTTTTCGCTTTTATCCTTGCTTTACTGCGGGTCTAGCCTATTACCTTTCGCTCAAAAGAGCTCCTGAAAAAACCGCACAACTCAAAGCTATTTATGAGGAGGAGTTCAGAAGAGCATCTGACCAGGACGAAGATAGAGCCTCGTTTAGAGTGAGGCCTGATATCAGGGTGATGTAATGGCTTATGCAACTGGGAAGTTTGCTAGAGCTTTATGTGATCGCTGCGGTTTTGAATACAAGCTTAATGAACTAAAGGAAGAATGGAACGGCGCAAAAACTTGTCCCTCTTGTTATGAAAACAAGCACCCCCAGCTAGAGCCAACAAGGGCAAAGGCAGATCCTGAAGCTTTATACAAACCAAGGCCAAACAACGATGTTGAGGGAGGCGAAGGTTTTGTTGTTGTAACATATAAAAATAGTACGAGCACAAATTATCTAGATAAAAATATTTTAGGGACCAATTTTCAAGGCGTATCTGGAACTGGCTCTGTTGGAGAAGTCACAACATCTGAAGACGTTCCGTCTAATAGAGCTGTACCCGACGGTGTTAGCGCCACAGCTTCTTTAGGTAGTGTTTCTGTCACTGGTACAACAGTAAATGAAACAGTAACAGGTCTAGCAAGCACATCATCTTTAGGAACAGTATCTGTAACTAATCAAACAGTTACAACTTATACAGTTACTGTAGTTGGTGGCAATCCATCAAATCATCCTTATCATAATTTTGGTTCATCTAATAAATATGCGATAGACGGATCAACAGCAACAGCTGATGTAACACTTTATTTAACAGAAGGTCAGACCTATAGATTTGATCAAAGCGATTCTTCAAACAGCGGACATCCATTACGTTTCAGCACTACCGCAAACGGAACACATTCTGGAGGTTCGGAATACACTACTGGAGTCACCACCGTAGGTACTCCGGGCAGCTCTGGAGCTTATACAGAAATTACAGTAGCCTCTGGAGCGCCAACACTTTACTACTATTGCACAAATCATTCAGGTATGGGGTGGACTGCCTATACAATCGATGCAACTTATGCAGTTACTGTAGTAAGCGGTAACCCTTATAACCATCCATACTACAACGTAGGATCAACAAATAAATTTGCAATAGACGGCTCTACTGCTACAGCAGACGTAACTTTAAGCTTATCTGAGGGCGGCACATATAAGTTTGATCAAAGTGATTCTAGTAATTCTGGACATCCTTTGCGCTTCTCTACGACAGCGAATGGAACACACGGAGGTGGATCTGAGTACACAACAGGAGTTTTAACAAACGGCACGCCAGGTAGCTCAGGAGCTTACACGCAAATAACGGTAGCTTCTGGAGCTCCGACATTATATTATTATTGTACAAATCACAGCGCGATGGGCTGGACAGCAAATACACCTTGATATGACGTTAGCAGAACTTAAAACTTTAATACAAAATTATACGGAAAATACAGAATCTACTTTTGTAAGCACGCTTGATGACATTATTAAAACCGCAGAGGAAAGAATATTTGAACTTGTACAGTTTGATTTTTTTAGGAAGAACGTACAAGGCAACATGACTGCAGGCAATAGGTTTTTAACTTGCCCTACAGATTTTATTATGAGTTTTTCGTTAGCTGTAATTAACAACGGTGACTACACATATTTAGATAAGAAACATCCAAGTTTTATGCAAGAGTTCAATGTAGATCCTACAGATACTAATTTGCGAGGGTTGCCTCTTTATTACGGTGATTTTGACAAAGAATTATCGACAGGATCAAACAACGGTACTACGATTATATTAGCTCCAGTACCCGATCAAGCGTATGCAGTAGAACTACATTATTTACATAAACCTAACAGTTTGGTGACCGATACAACAGGAACTTGGATTTCACAAAATGCAAGAAACGGCTTGTTATACGGATGTTTAGTAGAGGCTTACACTTTTATGAAAGGTGAGTCAGATTTAATACAATTATATGAAACTAGATTTAACTTAGAGATGGCCAGGTTAAAAAATAGAGCAGAGGGAAGAGGAAGGCGAGACGAATACCGTTATGATTCGTTAAGATCGCAAGTAAGTTAATTTGGCAAAAATAAAAAAGTTAAAAGGCAAAACAGTTGCAATTGTAGGCCTTGGCAAAAGTTGGTTTGATTATTGTTTAGCGAAAGCACACGCAAGCCATTTCGATGAAGTATGGACTATAAATGCGGTTGCCTCTGTAATATATCACGATAGAGTTTTTATGATGGATCCTGCATCCAGATTTCTTGATACAGATGATGCTGGGGGTCAAACTGGTAGTATGCAAAAGGTTTTACAAGAGCATAAAGGACCCATATACACTTGCGAACTAGATAAAAGATGTCCAGGGCTTGTTGAATATCCTATTGATGAAATACTAAAAGCTACAAACTGTCATTACATAAATAATACCGTTGCTTATGCAATAGCTTTTGCTTTGTACAACGAAGTAGCCGTTTTAAAACTATTTGGTATAGATTTTTCTTATCAAGGGAATCTTCATTTTGCAGAATCTGGTAGAGCTTGTGTAGAGTTTTGGTTATCAAAATGTATTAGTGAAGGGATGCAAGTGCAAGTAGCAGGGACAAGCGGTTTATTAGATACAAACGTACCAGCCGAACAAAAATTATACGGCTACCATCGTTTAGCGGATCCCTTAGTTGTTTTAGAAGACGAAAAAGGGCTGCTTACTAAAAAGGTAAGCGAAATGACTGTAAATAAACTAGAACAACAACCTATATTAATAGGCAGAGAAGATAACCATCTAAAATCTCCGGAGCCAAAAAAATGGTAATAAAAATAACACCTGACGGAATGCCTGAACTTGGCGTTGTGGAGGTTGCTACAACTAATTTTGGCGGACATCCGCCTGAATACTGGGCTGAACGACTTACAGAAAAATTAGTGGGTACATCTGAAGATTTAGAACCGCATATAGAAGCGCAAGCAAAAGCTTATGAAGATCAGATAAAACAAGTTTGTTTAATTTACATAAAAAATGCTATAAAATCTTACAAAGCTAGTTTAATTCAAGAGCTTATCAAAGCTGGCGATGAAAATTTAGCTGAAATTATAAAAAGGATTTAATTATGGCTATTACATCTACACTTACCACAAGTTTTAAAGTTGAATTGCTGAAGGGTAATCATA